AGGCAGCTCTCGCTTCACTTCTTGGTGAAGAAGTTGCAACAGAAGAACTCGTCAGCAAGCTTGAAGCAATCTTTGAAGCCGCTGTCACTGACCGCGTAGAAAAGACCGTTGCTCACATCGTTGAAGGTGTTGACAGCAATGTCAAGGAATATCTTGAAAATGTCACAGAATCACTCGTAGAGAAGGTAGATGACTATCTTGACTACGTAGTCGAAGAATGGATGACAGAGAACGCAGTCGCTGTTGAACAAGGCATCAAGACTCAGATTGCCGAAAACTTCATCGGTGGCTTGAAGAATCTCTTTGAAAACCACTACATCGATGTTCCAAACGAGAAATACAATGTTCTTGACGAACTTTACGCCCAAAATCGTGAGTTGGAAACCAAACTCAACGAGGCCGTAAACACAAGCATCGAACTCAAGAAGCAAATTGAATTGACTGAATGTGCTGGAATCTTTGTCGCTGAGACAAGAGACCTCGCAGACACTCAAATTGCCAAGCTTCAAAATTTGATGGAAAGCGTTTCTTTCGGTTCAGTTGATGAATATCGTGAGAAACTAACAGCCATCAAAGACAATTATCTAAGCACAGCAAATCGCGCTCCTGCTCGTTCCGTTGAGCCAGAGCAAACTTTTGCACCAGTCAAAAATGCCCCAACTACCCTCGTAGAAGGTTACGTTGGTGCATTGGGTAGACTCAATAAAAAGGTCTAAATTTCACTATTACTAAATATTTTCACTCACAGGAGAAAACACTAAAATGCAATTCGCAGAAAACACACCATATGACGTTTTAACAGAAAAATGGGAACCAGTGCTCGGCCACGATGCACTCCCCAAGATTCAAGATGACTATCGCAAGAAAGTCACCGCAGTCCTTCTAGAAAACCAAGAGCAAGCCCTTCGTTCACAACACTTGACCGAAGATATGAGCTCCAACAACTTGGGCATGCCCACATCATACACCAACACACCAAGTGTTGCTGGTTATGATCCCGTGCTCATCTCGTTGGTTCGTCGCTCCATGCCAAACTTGATGGCCTATGACATCTGTGGCGTTCAACCAATGACCGCCCCAACTGGCCTCATCTTCGCCATGCGCGCCAACTACGCTCTACAAGGCAATCAACCTGGTTCTTACGCCAGCACAGTTGAAGCCATGTTCCAAGAGCCACAAGCTGCCTTCGGTGGCTCAGGTTGGACCTACGACGCCGCCTTCCGCAACAGCCTAGGTCTTTCCGCTGGCTGGAACTATGCTGCTGAAGCTTCATCCACCTACAAGGCCGCTAATGCAATCAATGCCCTTCGTGGTATCTTGACTGCTCAAGGCGAAGGTATCGGTGGTGGTTCTTCCAAGAACTACGGTGCTGCTGGTTACGGCACATGGAACCAAATGGCCTTCTCAATCGACCGCGTTGCTGTCCAAGCCAAGACTCGCGCTCTTGCTAGCAACTACACAGTCGAATTGGCTCAAGACCTCAAGGCTGTTCACGGTCTAGACGCTGAAGCCGAACTTGCCAACCTCCTCAGCACAGAAATTCTCGCTGAGATCAACCGCGAGATCGTCCGCACCATCTACTTCGTATCCAAGTCAGGTTCACAACAACCCGATCTTGCTGCCGCAGGCACATACGATCTTGATGTTGACTCAGACGGTCGTTGGTCTGCTGAACGCTTCCGTGGCCTCAGCTTCCAAATCGAACGTGAATGCAACACCATCGCCAAGGAAACCCGCCGTGGTAAGGGTAACTTCATCATCTGCGATAGCGATACAGCTGCTGCTCTAGCCATGTCTGGCTTCATGAGCCTCAGCCCAGCAATCGCTCCTCAGATCAATGCTGATGATACCCAAAACACCTTTGCTGGTATCCTCTCTGGCAAGATCCGCGTATACATCGATCCATATAGCCCAGTCGGAATGAACTTCTTCGTCACTGGCTATAAGGGCGAGTCTCCATACGATGCTGGTCTCTTCTACTGCCCATACGTACCGCTACAAATGGTCCGTGCAGTTGATCCCAACACTTTCCAACCACGCATTGCCTTCAAGACCCGTTACGGTGTCGTTGCAAACCCATTCGTTCTCAACAGCAGCGGCCAACCAGACGGCGAGACACTAACATCAGGTCTAAACCAATACTACCGTTTGACCAACGTTAAGAATCTCCACGGCAACACTCTCTGATTGGTAAGTTAACCTAACCTTCGAAAACCTCCTGAGAAATCAGGAGGTTTTTGTTTTACCATAAATATTTCTATGAGCATTTGTTCATCAAATATTAATCCACTATACAACAGTTACTTCAGGCTAATTTTTGGTCGGGGTACACAACAAATGGAATTGATGTGTCAACGTGCAAATTTACCTGGTATAGGAATACCGGATCAACCTCAACCAACAGTTTTGGGTGTGACTATTCCAGTTCCATCCATGACAGCAAACTTTGAATTATTGAATGTTGAGTTCATAGTAGATTCTGATCTGACAAACTGGAAAAATTTGTATTCTTGGATTAGAAATATTACAAACATTCAAAATGATGTTGACCACAATTTAATGTATCAAGATTGGCATCACTCGGCAAACTTGTATCTTTTTGATCCATCAAATAATTGCGAAGTTTTGCAAACAACATTCCATTACATTATTCCAGTAAAATTGAATGGATTAGTTTTTCAATCAGATAGTTCGGATGCTATGATTCAAAAAGCCACATGCAGCTTCAAATATTCGTATTATGATTTATGGATTGATGGTGAAGATGCTATACCATCAAATTTAAAAAATACACTTTAAATGTAGTCTGATGGATTATCTGACCAACTTTCCGGATCCTCTGGTGGGCTATCCGGTTTATAAGGCATCTTATTAGTCTCTGGTTTGACTTTACGGCGTTTCTTTCGCTTGGGTGGCTTCGGAGGTGTTTCTTCCTCCTCTGGGCTTATAAACGATTCTACGTCAACTTCCTCTTCCTCGTCATCTCCCAAATCAACACCCGCAGCCTCAAAATTTTCCATCAAATCATTGATGAAACCAACAAAATCATCGTTGTTGAAAAGATCGTTTAAAAGTTCCAAGCCTTGTTGGTTTCCTGTCCCGTAAACATTATTTGGAGCGATAGCAGATTTTGGATTATCTTGAATCAATATCAAATATGCTTCATACATTGCCGTCAGTTCGTCTGTTGGTGTTCCCATGTAAACAATTGAGTTACGAGGAACCAAAATTTCAAAACCTTTAATATTGTAAAGATAATTAACAAGTTTGACGAATTCCATAATATCGCCTTCAGGAGTCTTTGTTGCATAGTTCTCCATCAAGGCAGGCATTCTCAAACTAATTTCGTGTTGGGACACATCCTTGACCAGACCAACTAATTCCTCTCCAGTAAGCAACCTAACAACTCTAAGTGTGCCTGAAAGAGGATTTTCAGGAAGTGAATCGGACATAGGATGTCCTCCTACTCTTATTTATTTTTTCTAAGGTCTGTAAAAGACATTGAATGCACACTATAGTCAAATTTTTCTTTCTTGTAAATCTTTACACGCTCTTCAAAATGTCTATAGATGTGATTCTTGTGTGACTTCCAGCAAAGATCATCAACAATATCATATACTTTGAGTGTTTTCTTTTTTTCTGACACTCTAAGACCACGGCCAATGCTTTGTAATAACCTTATAATCGATTTAGTAGGTGAAGCAAAAATAATATTGTCAAGATTGACAATGTTGATGCCAGTGCTAGTCGTGCCAAAACTGGCCACCAAAATGGCGTTTGATTCTCTGTCGATGACTTTACGGATGTATTCTCTTGACTCTGCTTCTGTTTTTCCGTGTATGAGATATATTTTGCGATCCGTTCCCGCTGCTTCCAAGAGAGCTGCGAGGGGTTTCCCGTGGTCTTCGACGTAATTAAAGAGGACAAGGGTATTCCCCTTGGTGCGGAGGGCGAGTTCTTTGATGAATTCGTTTCGCTTTTCATTCGTTACGATCCATTTCAATTCATCAATGTATTTTTGTTTCTTGATGAATTGTTTCTCCTCATCAGTATATTTAAGAATTATGCAATCTATGCCGAGTTTTGCAAGCAAACCCTTGTTCATCAATCCTTTAGTTTGAATGAACTGAATCGCAGGACCAAGGATACCTTCAATGCTCAGTCTATGTGCTTGTGCTTGATCTAGTGTACCAGTAGTACCAATTCGAAACCAAGCCTTTGAAAGTTTTTGACCAATGAAGTTAATTGATTCGGCCTTGGCTTGATGACACTCATCGAAGAATACAGCATCGAATTGGTCGAACCAAGATTTCGGGAGTTTGTATATTGATTGCCATGTGGAAACTACAATCTGCTTATTGAGTTCTTTTTCTGCCCCAGCCATGATTTTTTGAATGTACTTCTTGCAGGACCAAGATTTGTCATTCTTTGAATAGTCAAAGAAGTCTGATTCCATCTGATTCACCAGACCAACCGTGGGAACCAATATGAGTATTTTCCGATCTGATCTTAATACGGATTGAAGAAACCGGACCAAGACGTATATGATCAAACTTTTGCCCGAACCAGTAGGAGAAATCAACACGCATCTGTGTTGATTCAAAGCATGCAGTACGGCCTGCTGTTGGTGTGGGTGCATTTTCACTGCTTGTTTCTTTACCGAAACCTGCAATGTATTGTAGAACTGTAAAAGTTTGTCCTCCGTTATGCATAGAGGATTCTTTGTCTCTTTAATATTTAGTTGGTATTGCCTATCTTGGCAAAATTTTTCCAAATATGTTTTTAGTCCACGTGGAAGAGTAGAAGAAAGAATGTCATAAAGACGAATTTTCCCATCCCAAATTCTTTTTTTGAATAAAGGCATATACTGAGCACCTGGGACCATAAATGAAAAATAATCCCGCAACTCTTGTTTTATGCCTTTGTCGGTTTTTACATAATACCGAACTTCATCAATAGAATCAACTTCAATATCCACATAATATTTAGACTATACCATTCATCATTTTGTTCCACTCAATAGCAGACTTGATTGCAAAGTTTCTGTTGTTGAGTGCTTTCAAAAATTCTTCAACCATTTTAATTTTAATCTCTGTAACAGAAATTTTAGACTTAAGTTCAATGAGTTTTGGATCTGCATCCATGAACTTATCAACATCTGTTTTGAGAATATCCAATTCAAACGGTTCTTCTTTCCAATCTGCAAGTTCTTCTTCAGAAGCCTTGCCAGTATAAATTTTCCATTTGCGTAGCCGCAAAATG